ACTAGTAGCAGTGTTTGATCCAGTTCCATAAGCATATCCTGAAAAGGTGCTTAAACTAAATGCAGATAATACGTTGGTTAGTGTTAAACTTCCATTTTGTGATAATCTCGCTGGGGTTTGTACTGTTTGAGAAGGACCTGTTATTGACTGGAAATATAATTCGTGACTATAACTAGCTCCACTGCTTCCAACCCCTAATATTCTCCACTGAGATATTGCACTTGATGGTGATTGAAAACTAGCTCCTGTTAGTGTAATAGATGGAGTATTTTGAGGTACTCCTAATGATGCTGCTGTTAGATTTTGAAGATGTAATCCTGAAAAAGATCCACTACCTGCTATATGAAGTGATGATGATGGTATATTTGTGCCAATCCCTAAACGATTGTTCGTGTCATCCCAAAAGAAGTTTGCATTGTCTTGCGCTATGGTTGTGCCATCTGAAAATAAAACGCTTCCACTTGTTAAACTTGGAAGTACAAATATAGTGGGGAATGCAACAATTGATCCATCTCCTCTAATGTATTCAGATGTAGTTCCTGTTGGTATTGGGTAATATGTTAACGCTGCTGTAGCAGAAGTTAAAAACCCTGAAGGGTTAGTTGATAATGGGTAATATAATAAATCATATGTAGGAGAACCATTGCTCCATGTAACTGTTGGGTTTGGATAGGTTCCAGAAAGATCACCTCCTGCAGGACCTGTTGGAGTTGCTCCACCAACATCTATTTTCTTAACTATGCCATTTTTATCTATTACAATAACATTAGCAGAATCAGTAGAAGTGTTTCCATATTTATCTATGATCTGAACCATGTTATTCTACTGTTGCATTAATGTAATATGTTGTACCTGGTACATTAGATGTCAATTGTAAATAGTTTCCTTTGTTCAGGATATAGCCTTCAGTGTCTCTTATAGAATCTCCTGCATCTAGGTCAAATTCATAAATAGGAACTTGGTGTATACCTGGCCCTGTTGTAAATCTATCAAGATTAAATATGTAGTTTGACGTAGTGTTGTTTATGATTATATTATGAACAGTCAATAGAGTGCCAGTACAAATTATTTTTGTACTACCATCTGTTGCAACATGTCCTTGATAAACTACTACTGCCATACATCTAATGTTATTGTTATGAAACCAAGAAACAGAACGTATGATGAGTAATTGTATTTCTCATCAGGATACATGACTTCCCATCCTATTGCTAGTCTGTCATGTGGCCAATGAAATCCTATTTCTAATTCCCATTCCATTATCCTTGTCCTTTGTTTAATTTCTTGTATAGTTTGCTAGATTTCAATTTTGATGTTTTGCTTTTAGCATGCACACCTGGTCTAGTCACTTTAACCTTAATTCTTTTTTCTACTGTGTTGGTTACTTTTGCCATTGGTTAATTATTTATAAGGAGCATAAGCTGTTTTTCCACCTTGCTTAAAAGCTTTCAAAACTTGCTTACGTTGTTTACCTGTTGATTCATATGATACGTGAACCCAGTCAGGATTGGAATCTGTTCCAAATTCCCAGATGAGTTGATCAAAGTTTAGATGTTGCTTAATGAAATCAAAAACTTGCTTATTAGTAATTGATGTTCCATCCATGTCGATATCAATTGCTTCACCTGTACAATGTTGAGATGTAGCACTACCCTTAATAAACTTATTGAGAGCTGCGCTTCTGTACCCACTCGATATACGAATAGGAACTTTGAAGTGTTCTCTAATAGGTTCAAATACTTTTTCAGCTAATAGCTTAAAGTTTTTCAGATGTTCTGCTGTAGGTTCATTGCTGATACCATTACGTTTTGCTGATTCACTTCTTGTAACCTCAGCAAGCGATAAGTGTTTACTTAATTGCATTTAGTTTATTTTAGTTTGATTTTCCAGTATGCACCTAATCCATAGGTTATAGATCCATCGAAGTTAACACCAAGGTTAGCTTGATAGATATGATCTTTCTTGGTCTTGTATAATATACCAGGAGTGATGAATTGTAGTTGGGATTTATCACCAAACAAATTACCACCTATGTAAACTTGTCTGACAGGATCAGCAGGCTTAGTAATTGTTTTAGTTACAAATGGAATTTTATAATTAAAAATCTTAGTTCTCTTTCCAAGTTTGTTCAACCACACAGTATCAATCACTGTAATAATTCCTAGAGAATCAAGTTTTATTGTATCTGTATACACTCTCTGTAGAGTGTGTTGTTTTAGGAGATAGTTAAACCTTGCTCTGCAAGTGTCTATGTGTTCTCCTGGTGTGTATTCTGGTCCTTTGGGAGGATCTCTATGTACTATATGTATAACAGGAACTTCTTTGATTAGTGTGTCGTGTGTCACTTTCCAAATGGTATCATACTCAGTTGTAACAGAACCTTCTGTAACTACATTGTGATTACATGCTCTTTGTAAGAGAATGATTGCAGCTAATATTCCTATAACTATGTACGTAAAGTTTATCTTCATTAGTCCTTAATGTCGTCAATATCACCTTTTAATTCTTTTGCTCTGCTAATTGCTTTTTTCAAAACCTGCCAGATGTTAATCTTAAGAGCAGCTTCTATATTCTCTTTAATTGATGTAAGCTCTACTAGAATAAGAAGAACACATGCTACTTTTGTAGAGAAGAACTGAACTGAAAGAATATTCAAGAACAATTCATTTAATAAAAATTTATCGATTGGGTAGAGGATGATGATTGACACCTCATAAAGAACCATTTTGCTTATTATATTGGACAACTTTCTGCTGCGAATGGACTTCCATCCACTCAATTTAACTGATTTATAAATACCTGTGAATGTGTCTAGCATGATTGCTAAACCTACAGCCATAACTAATTCTTGAATTGGCGCAAAAAATAAAAGTAAGGCTGCTAGTAATTGTAAAGAAAATGTTTTCATTTAAGAATGATGTTATAGTTTGTAACTAATTTTTTCACTCTCTCCCTTAATAAAAACGACTAATTCGAAGTAAGCAAATGTAGTATTTTATATGTACGCTTTCAAATTTTTATACAAAATAAATGCTATAATATAGCTATCGTATACCATAGTTTTTCTGCATTTTGATTCCCATGTCTTTTGCAAGCTCTGGATAAAACATTGGTAAATATCCTACCATTTGATTAGATATTGGAAAAGATTTCATTAAATATTTAATCACTTGGTTTTTCTTAACTGTCTCTTCATCCCCTGTAGCAAGTGCCCAGTTCTCTATCATAAAGTTTTTGAAAAGTTTTGTAAAGTTATCCACTAGCCCTAATGAAGGAAATAATCCTTTTGAAAACAAGGTAGAGATACTTGTTGGATCATAGAAGTATGCAATCTCATCTTTGAATTTATCAGCAGCTTTTACAATAAATTTGTATTGATTCTTAACTATTGGATCCTCTTCATCATCTGGAAGCCCTTTGATTCCTGCAACAAGAATAAATAATGTTATATAGAATACAACGTCATACATTTGGTTTCTAACGTTCTTTCTTACAAGATCTATAAACTGAGCTTCAGTCATATTCAAATCCTCACCTGTTTCTTGTTTGTGTTGTTGAGCTTTTTCTTCGTATAACTTTCTCAAGAACTCAACACCTTTTTCATTTGCAACTAAAGAGTTACGTAGATTACCAATACTACCTAATATGTCTTTGGACATAATACTAAATACAGTTCTAACTCTACCCCACTCATACGCATCACTAGCTGAATCATATTGAAGATTGCCAAGTCTCACCTCAGCAAGTCTAGGAATCCAGTTCTTGAAGATCATGAAAGACTTTCCATAAACAGTCATGTTAATCATTCTAAGATCATCTTCTGATAAGTTACCAAGAGCATCTTTACTAAGCTGTTGTACTTTTCTTCTTAATTCCAATACAGAATCATCTTTTCTATCAACACCAGGAATAACAAACTCATCATTTTCTACTTTACCAAGAGTTAATACCCCTTGTTCATTAACAAGTTTCTTAACATCTTTCTCAAAATCTTCTTCTAATGTTTTTCTTTCTTCTGCTGTTGCACTGTATTTGTCTGCATACTTTGGTTGAGCTCTAAGATATTCTCTTGCATTCTCAACTCTACCATCTACAACAATTGAATTTTTTAAATACGCATAGAAGTTTGCTGTCTGAACATTAAGGTCTGTCTTTCTCATTAAGATCATTAAGAAGTCCTGAATGTTCTCTTGACTAAGTTTGTTCAAGGATAGACTTTTTGCAATCTCTCTGTTGTAGTTTTCTGTAAGAGGAAGGAAGTATTCTAGAGCCCCAATCATTTTCTTTTGATCTTGGCTAGAAAACTTATCCATAAAAATCATTCCTTCTGCAGCTAAGTAATCTGTTTTTGTAAAGTATATACCAGCATTAATGATTGACTGAGCATTACCTCCAAAGAAGTTGGAAGATGCAGACAATAGATTTAATCCTAATGTTGTAAGTTGGAATGTATTATTTAATTGATCAATCACCTTGTTGATACTCATCTGTCTCTCAGAAAGGTTTTCTGGGAAAATGTTAACTCCTAGTTTTGAATTAAATGTCTCTCCCCATTTTCCAAGTTTACCAAGAAGTTGATCAAATGTATCACTTTCTAAATAACGTTGATTATAAATAATAGCTCTCATCATTGCTTCAGCAAGTTTTGAGTTTTCATTATTCTCATCATTGTATATTAACTCTCCATTCTCAATACGAGATTTACCAAATACTGATGTAGCAATAGATTGTTTATTTCTTTCTACAGCTAGCACTGCGCTAATTTGATTCTCAATCTCTTTTAAGTATTTGTATCTAATAGCAGACTCGTTATAGAATGCCATAGTTCTGAAAAGGTCATCACTAGTTTCGCCATCTAACTCTCTTGTAAAGTATTTAGCTATAATATAATCATAGAATGCTTTAGCAGGAGCATTCTCTGGTTTATTTAATTCAGTCCATTCAGAAGTTGTCCACTTATCTTTTTTAGGAAACTTAGCCAATTGCTTAGTCAATAACCATCCTGGAGAAGTTGTTGTAGAAGTGTTGTATAATGCACGAGCAGTATTTATTTCTAATTGTATTTCTCTGGGAAGTGTAACCTCATTCCCTGAAGAACGATATTGATCTAAACCATCTTGCTCATCTTGTGTAAGAATTCTAGGTTTGTTTATAATTCTATCTACCTCTTTCTGAAGTTGTTCTCTAATATGCGCATTGTATTCAGGAATATCTATGTTCTCTCTAACCCACTCATAGTCTTTGTTCTTAGTTTTATCTTTGAGAAGTGTATAGAATTCTGGATCAAATTGGTCAATCAACTCATTGCTACTAGCCTTCTTAATCATACTAAAATAATTCTTAAGAGATAGTCCTTTTGATCTAGCCCATGCATCATAGTTCTTCTTCAACTCCATAAGTTTTTTGTTCTCTGTAAGAGTGTCTTGTGCAGAATAACCAAATGCCTTATTAGCTTTTTTATAAATGAATTGTATTGCTTTAGTTTGAAGTTTGGATGTAGTAGAGAATAGTTTAGTGATACCTTTTATAACCTTCTCAGGTAACAATAGGTTACTTACATTTTCTTTTTTAGCTGTGATATTTGCTGTGAATTCCCTAAGAATATATTGAAGTTCAGATTCAAAATCAATAGCTTTATCAGACACCTTTCTAAGGTCTTCTAATAATTCTGCAGAATCAGGATCGTCCTGTATGATTTCTTTTAAGTTAGAATAAAGCTTTGTATAAACATCTATAGCAGAAAGAGAATCTTGTACCTCTCCACTAAAATCATTAATCTCTTGATTTGTAAAAGTTTTTGGATCTTTATCTTTATACTTTTGTTCGTATTTATCAATTATGGACTGAGTAGATACAATTAAAACTTGAGCTTGTCTAATCAATGGAGTGACATCTTGTTGAATTTGTAAACGTCTTATTGCTGTAAACAAAGTGTTCAACTGCTCGTTCTTAGCAAGCTTCTCTTCATCAGTTACTGACTTAGCAGAAATGTTTTCATAGAGAGCATTTAATTTTGTTATCAACTCATCTATCTTTCTCTTACCTGTTTTCTCATCTTTCAATGCTACAGGAAGTAAGAAGTCATCTGTAATGTTTTTAACATCTACATCTCCTATTCTTATACGAAGAAGTTTTGGTATCTCACCTGTTTTAGAATTCTGGTCACTGTAGATTGCTTGAATAGGAATCATCCTTGTTTGTTGAAAGTCTTGTGACTTTACACCATATGCATTTTGAAGAATCAACTTGTACTGATTCATCTGTAACTGCCATGCTAAAACTTTGTACCAAGGAACATCAGTATATGCATCTGTATTTAGATTCATAAACTTCCAGTCAAGGATACTCACTTTACCTTCAGGAGTAATTGCTAAGAAATCGACAGTACCTGCAATGCTTCTATTAGGATCATATATCTTTTGCTCAAGTAAGAACTTAGTTCCTGATGGAAATGATTCCAATCGTTGTCTCATATTAGTTCTAAGGAGCTGATACATTGATTGGTCAGTAGGATCAATAAGAGATTGATATACATCAGCAATTTCTGCAGCATCCATCTCATCTTTAGTTTTTAGTGAACCATCTTCATTAAGATATAATTTTGCAGCATGTTCAAGGTCAGCATGTCCTGCTGTCCCTTTCTCAGCTTTAAGATCATCCACTGCTTGTTGATACTCAGTTTTAAGTAGACTGTTGTCACCATATCTTCTACGATACCAATCATCTACAAGTTCTGTAACCCTTCTGTTAATCTTTTTGTCATCTATATAATAAACTTCATCTCTTTTTTCAATCTTAGCAGATGTAGATTTTAAATCATCTATTACTTTTTGCTGAGGATCTTGTTGAAGATATATTTCTTCTGACTTTGTTTTCACTAAATCATTGACAGTTCCTATCTCTTTTCCTGATAGGATGTCCATAGCAAATCTATCAAATCCACTTTTTGCAAATAGGTTTGATATTATGTCAAGAATTTTCTGCCACCATGTTTGTACTTTAGCTAACAACTCAGGTCTTTCTGTAAATCCTTCAGATTGCTTGATTATTGTTTCAGCTAGCACTTTACCTATAGCTTCTTTCTTTAGTTTTAATATGTCTGGTTTACCATCTTTTGTTTGGTAGTATTTGTTCTTGCTATACTCTGCTAACACTTCGTTATATACAGAGTAACTGTTTATCTCTTTCAATAACTGATTGAAGAGTTTTGGGTTTGTCTGTTGAATAATCTCAACAGCAAAGTGCATAGCTTCTTCAGGAAGTGCTGTAGCTTCTTTGCCTTCCAACACTTGAACTAATGCCTGTGTGATTCTAGCAACACCATTAGCATCTATCTTCTGACCATTGACAACTATTTCTTTTACTAATCCAAAATCAACACCAATACGTGTTAGGAAGTCTTTTACAATAGCAATAGTTTTAGGAGAAGCTTTAGAACTAACTGTACTTCCTCTTAGTTGGAATGGTAAAAAATCTTCAACATTTTCAGAATCTGTAGCTTCTTTAAACTTTCTTAAATTTTCTTGATCTATTTTTCTTTGTTCTTCTCTTTTACCAACTTGTTCTTCTGAGTTATAAAAATCAATAGCAGATTGTTGATCTCTATCAATAATTTCTTTGATGCCATTAATAATTTCTTCTTTTGTAGTTTCATTAGCATCTATTTCATTTAATAAATAATCAAATAACGTTCCTCCATGTGGAGAATATTTATTACCATATTGAGAAATATCATCTAGATATTTTTCAGTAACATTAACTTTACTTCCATTATTTTTAATAGTTCTTAATATTTTTTCTGATAAGCCATCAATAATAAATGTTTTATCTATTTTATCGACAATGTCTTTGTATAACTTTGTAGCAGCTTTTGATGAAATATATTGATCTGAAACATACCAATCAGGAATTACATCATTTTCAGAACCTCTTTCATATTCTTCAATTTCTGCATAATTATCAGCAGCTACTTTTTCTGAATAAATAGAATCAAGTAAGTCTATATCAGAACTATTTATTTCTTTGATTTCTTGTGCACGTTTATCTACTTCATTAGCATATTTAGTTTTCATCATTTCTGCTAATGTTGGAACTGTAATTATTTCATATTGTCCTTTAGGAACTATAAAAGGTTTATTTCCATTTATTGCTATTTCCTCTGCTGACTCTACATCATAATTATCACCTAATGCTTGATTGTTAATTTTAATTATAATATTTCCATTTTTTCTAAGCATGTAATCTTGAGCAACAACTGGAATCTGTGTAAATGCAATAGAGTTAGTTTTATTTTCAAAATTTTTAGAAGGAACTAATACAAGATTGCCTTCATTATCTACTTGATAAGAGTTAGTACCATGATAGATATTATAATAATCAGGTTGAAATTTATTCTTTATTCCTGGAATACTAACATTTTCAAACTCTTCTCTATTGAATAATCTTTTATTTGTATAAATATTTTTCCAATAAGACTCTCCCATTTCATTCTCTATTCTAGCTGAGATTTCTTGTTGTTTTTCAAATTCAATCTCAGCTAGAATAGGATTACCTACTCTAGCCAAGATTTCTTTATACATTGGATCATTTGGATTTATACAAGCCATTAGTAACAGTCTTTAAGTTTGTTGATTACTTCTTCTCTATTTACAGCAAGTCCATTGTTAATATATTCTTTAGCTTGTGCAATAGTCATTTTATGTTTATCAGCAAAGTTAGTTAAAATTTCTTCTTTTCTTTCAGGAGTAAAATCTTTTATATCATCAAATGTTTCTGCAAATAAATTCAATTGTTTTGAAGCAGGCTTAGTTGCTTTCTCAGCACGTTTAGTTTTATTTATTGAAGATACAACTTGCTCTAATCTATTTAACTCTTGTTGTAAGAAAGCATATGTTTGAGGAGCTCTTGTAGGTAAGTTAGCTAATCCAATACCTATTTGAGGAACAACTACTTTATTATATTTACCAGTATTCCATTCTGCAATTACTCTATTAATATCTTCAGTAATTATTTTTTTATTGTTTTCTAATTCATCATCTCTCCTAAATGATGATTCATTGTTACTTGGATATTTTTTAGTAGATACCCCTACAGTATTTGGTTCGCCTCGCATTTCTTTAGCTTGACCTCCTAATCCTTTTCTTTCATCATTGTCACCAAATAAATATAATGTTTTAGGATTATTTCTTACTTCAGTTCTAGTTATTATTCTTTCAGATTTTTCATATACTGTTTTTTTAGATGTAGTACGATTAGCTTTTTTCATTGAAGAGAGTTCGTCTTGTAAATCTCTCAAGTCTTGTTTTAATTGACGCACTTCACTAGATGTATTGATTTCAGCAGCATAGTTAGCTTTACTTCCTGAAGATAGTATATCAATAATGATATCTCTTATGTCTTGTGTAGTGACATTAGAATCAATTCCAAAATTGTTTTGCCATATATTGTGAGCAGCTCGATCAACAGTAACTCCACTACCACTCAATAATGTGTATTTGATATCTGCTTTATTTCCAGTTTTCATACCAGTTTCTTTTCTAGCAGAGTCTGGAGTTATTAGAGGCAGATTGTTTAATACAATTGTTTCTAGATTACTAGTGTTAAGTTCTTTCTGTACTTCTTGTAGTTCAGCTATTCTTTGAATAAGATTATTTATTTCAAACTGTAAATTTTCTTCAGGTGTAATTTCTTCTTCTGCAGATTGCTCACTACTATTCCAATTATATTTGTTTATCAAATAATCTAAAGCTGTAGCATGAGTTGCATAATTTTTCTCTTGGTAGTATAGGATTACATTATTTTTCCATTTACCTGATTTGAAATCATTAACCAATGCTTGTCTGTATGCTTCTGTAGCATTCTCTTCTCCAAAGTTATTGCCTGTAATCAACCACTCGATGAACTTCTTAGTAGATGTAACACCTTGTTGGTCTCTTGTTCCATATTCTTTTTGCCAATCAAATGGATTTCCAATAGTATTACTTTTATAGTTTTCAAGGAATGATTTTTTACGATTTCCTCTATATGCAATGATGATAGGATGGCTAGGATTTTCATACCAGTTTCTTGCTTCAGGTACTATTTCATTCCAAAAGTTCTTACCATCATATGTAAGATCATCTAAATTACCTACTCCTGGTAACACTACATTTTCAGATTGAGTTATGTTACCCATTTGACTGTACAGCTGTTCAGTTTCTGAACTGAATGTTTGAATTGTAGGAGCAGCAACTACTCTACCACCATAGTACTCAATGATGTCTATATCATTCAATTCCTGTTTAACTTTCATTGTACCATTGTCAATCTCAGAAGGTGTGTAGTCCAACTTGTATTCAGAGAACAATGCACCATCGCCATAAAGGTTTATGAGTTTGAAAACATATTCACCTTTACCTGTAACCAATGGAGTTCCATCAGGATATTTTACTTTTTGATATCCAAACATATCTCTTAATGACAAGTCACCAGCATTCTTTCTTGCTCTGAATGCAGCCTTAACAACTGTCTGTCCTGTTGTAAGATCAATTTGTTCTTCTGTTCCAGGTAGTTTTACAACTCTAGGAACTTTTAAATAATCTTCATTAGCTCCATTAAATGTGTCATACTTACTATGTAGTAAAAGAATTCCTCTATTACTTGCCTCCACTCCTAAAGCTTCGATATATGGAAACAACTTAGATGTATATTGATAAATTAAATTTCCATATGGATCTTCTGCTATAGCATTATCAATTGGTACTTCATTCTTATCTACAGGAAAAGCAAATTTTGTATTTTTTAATTCAGGGAAAATAGCGTCATCTTTCCAATTGTTTCTTTGGAACCAGCCATTTTTAAAAGCTCTAATATCATCTGAAGCAACCAACGTATTAAAGATGCCCTTAATATCTTCAGCAAAATCATCTACAGGCATAACATTGTTTATCGAGATAGCTGATTGGTATGAACCTTGTAGTCTTGCAACTTTGATTATGTTATTGAATAATGTAGGGTTGATTTCTTTCAACTCTCTCATCATCTCAATGAACAAATTCTCATCGCTAGCTTCTTTTAAATTAGCTCTTAGTCTAATGCTTTTTGCACCATCTATTCTATCTGACAAGGTTGGTTCAAGATCATGTAATATCTTAACATCTTTGTTTGCCTCTCTTGCTTTTAATAATTGACTAGCAACAGAATTTTCACCAGTCAATAATGCAGGAGTGTTCATTCCTAATTTAACTTGAACTATATAGTCTAAGAAAGATGCTTTCACTTTACTAGCAATAGTGTCAAAGTCGTCGTTGCTTAAATATTTATTTTCTTGGAAAGGTCTTAGTACAGAGTCTGTAATAATTGAGAATCTATCTTCTTCAAGTTTGAAGATAGCTCCCATACTTTGCATACTCTTTTCAACTAGGTCTTTTTGTTTACCAAGGAAAGTTGATTTGAATAAATCATCAACAGATGTAAATATGTTTTTCTCTCTTGCAATTTGTGTTCTTAGTCTCTTTCTACGAAATGATTCACCACTTCTAAATCTACTTGTATCGTAGTTAGTAGCTTGACTAAAGTCAAACAAGTGCTCTGCCATCTTAGCATATTTCAAGAACTCATCAAAGATTAAATTTTGTTCACGTGCCTTTTCAGGAGTTAAGCTTTTACCATCTGTAGCATAATAATCCTTGATGTTTTGTTTCAAGTTATCAAGATCATGGAATTCATTTCCTTGTATAGGTTTTGCTCCATTAGCTAAACTTTTATCCATGAAAAATGATATGGTGAAGTTATCTATATTACCTCTACTGAATAATGATTTAGAATCTATATTGTCAAGATACTTCAAATACTCTCTAATGATTGGTTGATTCAAAAAGAATATAGTGTGTTGTCCTGCACCAATTCTTTCTAAGAACATGAATGTACTTACAATTAAATTAGATTTAACAAGCTTCATGATAAATGGATTGTTTGCAACATCCACAAAAGATGTAGCGTATCCAGAAAGTCTATCAGAAATGTATTTATCAGAATCAGTTACTTTTATTTTTGATATAGTTGTGTAAGACTTACCATTCACATCCACAGTATTATGTGGAAGAAGTATTTTATCATTATACAATACTTGCTGGTCTTGGTAGTTTAGTCTATTATAAACTCTATCTAAGTCTATGATCACTTTGCTCTTCTGTGCATTAGAGTTTCCTGTAATGTTTGTAGCAGCGATACCTACCCATTTCTTAGCAATCAAGTATTGATGTCTAAGAGTAGTCATATATGTTCTGCTAAGTAGTCTGTTTTTAATTTTTGACTCATCATAACCAACAAGTTTGTCCATCTCATCAGCAACTTCAGAAAGTCCTCCATCTGTTACAGGAGAAATAAGTCTTAAGAAGTTTTCTGGTAACGTTAGAAGTTTCTCCATAGAATCATATAACTCATTCTCCAAAGATTTTTTGTACATGTCGTTTACAAACTTTTCTTTGAATGTGCTATCTAATAACTTCTCAGTTGCCTTAGCTTTTTTCTGGGCTTGATTTTCTATTTGTTTGAGTATGTATTCTGCAGGTGATATTTCTTCATTATCTGCTTGAGAGATTATTTCATTAATTACAGCTTCATTATTATTATAAAAATCTTGTTGTCTTATAGCTACTGATTTTAAAACAGGTTTTGTATTCTCAAAGAAGTCAAGTAAGTTTTTTCTAAATTCATCACTATTAGTTATTGATTCAATATTCTTTTTAATTGTATCATCGTAAACTTTGCTATAGAATTCTTTTGTAGCTTCTTCAGATCCTTTGTATGATACTAATTGAATATCTCCTTTTGCATCTATGTATATAGACTTAAGGTACATGTTCAATTTATCAATATCAAAGTCAGATCCTGATTTAGTTGTAATTTCTGAAGGAACAATAACTGTTGTTCCCATGTATGATGGAAGGAACCCTTTAACAACAAACACATCTATAGAAGAGGTAGCTTGTGTAGGAATACGAAACCCTATACCTGATAAAATCTTTTTACCATCAGGATGATTGTTTAGGTAAGCCATCAACTCTTTATCGCTTTTGAATTTACCTTTTAATTTATCTTTAAACCAAGCAGGAATTAATACTTCACAGTGTCTTTTTCCATCTTCATTTTCATAGAACTTAAGAGCACCACTTGTAAGTTTAACGTTTTTCTTTTCTTCTTCAGAAAGTTTCTCAAACTCTTCTCTAGATATTTTATTGTAAGAAATTAGTTTTCCTTCACCATCTCTTTTAGCTAATACTAACTCTCTTCCCTTTTTAGCATTTTCCCATAATGTCACAGGAGCTTGTACGTGAGAGCTACCTGACATCTTTGGAGAAAGCAATGACTTCTCAATCATAGAATAGAGAACATCTTTGATTTTTTTATACATAGGAGATGCTTCAAATGGAATTACAAATTCTCCATTTGCATCACGTTTCAATGTATCTTTTGCATTCTCAGATAGTTCTCTTTTGAATAACTCTGCTTGTAAAGTTCTTGCTATAGAATCATTGTTTACTAACCTGAATGATGTACCTAAATCTTCTAATCCAAGTTCAGAAATAAGTGTGTTGTAAGCATTCTGATGAAGTGCATCTAAGATTCTATTGTATCTATCATACTCTTGTTTTGCACCTGGCATAACTTCTTCACCAGCATCAAACATATCCACACTGATGATCTTTATCATTTGAGATCCTCTTGTCTGATACTTAACACCTTCATATGCATTCTCCACTTGGATACCATAAGCTTTCCAAGGCACTTGGATGTTATTGTTAAATGCAGCATCGTTAAACTGACCATCTACATATAATGGATGCATTTCTTCAATACCCTCTTTTCTACCACTCTGCATGATTACATAGTCTGTATCTTCTTTCCACATCTTAGTGTAAAGCTTTTCAAGATTAGTACCCTTCACCATACTATAGTACATAGGCATTTGAGAGAACTTATCTAACACTTGGTTAAAGTAGTTCTTGTTGTATTTGTTTCCTGTTACAATAGGTTTTAATACATCTAATGTATATTTAGGCTCAGGAGATTCTACTAATTTCTCATCCTGTTTTCTCAGTGCCTCATTTGTATATTTATATTCAGGATGGTTTTGTCTGGTCCAAGCCATTTGCCATTGATGCCATTCTTCAGCTTCATTAGACCATTGACGATTTTTTAGTTTTACTTCTCTGTATGTTAAATCTTTTATGATAGATGCAGCATCTGCTTCATTAGTTCTACTAAATGCATCTTTTAATTCTTGGCTAACTCCTTCCATCAAAGCAACGCTACCAACAATATCAACGTCTTGTAACGTAACTGTGTTAGCATATGGTTTATGTAAGTGGTATCCAAGATCTCCAAAAGTTCCTTTCTCAGCATTAGGAGCTTCTAATTCAATTTCACCTGCACGACTATATTCCTTAGTGTTCAAGAAAGTGTTGTACTCTGGAGTATCAAAAGTTATTCTTCTTGGAGATAGGAAAGATTTAATACGTTTAGTCTCATCTAGTTTTCCATTCTTCACAGCAAACTGATATGGATCACCAAATAAGATTTTGTGAAGTTCAATGTTATTGATAACATAATTAACGTTAGCAAATGTCAATACGTTATTTAAATCTTCTTCTGTAAGATCAGATTTGTCTAACTTATCAGCACTAGTTTCATTCTCTCTATTGATGAATGTGTTATCAAGATTTTTGTATCTATATCCAGTCTCTGTTCTTCTGACTTGGTTATTATTTATTAATTCACCTTTTGTATCTTCTACTGTAGATAGTATAAATGCTTTTACAGATTGATGTATTGCGTCAGCATTGTCTTTTACATATTGATCAATATCTGCTCTTGGAATAGTGTCTGATGCCAACATTGAATGTAGGTTCTTAACAATTATGTCAGGCAAAATATCCTTCATGAAACGAAGTTCTTTTGCTTTAGCACCAACACTTTTCAATTTCTCTCTGTTATCTGCATCAAGGGCTAATCCAATTTCATCTGATAGATAGCCATCAAATATTTTATATACTTGTGTCCATCCTTTGTTTGATTTCAAATCAGAGAATGACACATGGTTACCAAGATTAATTTCCCACTCTGTTGCAGATTCAGCAGGAATCAATATGTAATATCTACCATTTAGGTTTTGATTTAACTCTTGTGTAAATCTTCTTCCTAAAGAAAGATTTGTTGTAACAGTTCCTTTATCTGTGTTAGTATTTTTCTCTCCCTCGATATATGAAACTTTGAAGCTTTTTATCTTCTCACCATCTTTATTGTAGAACTCTCCTCCTGATTTAAGAACAACACTATTCTCACTAAACACATCATTTAATTCTGGTCTTAGTTTTTTAAGTTGTTCTAAATTAGCTGACTCATTGAATTCATTTTCAAAAACAGATGGAGCATTGCTCTCTGTATAGTCTTGAAGTTTGTTTCCTTCTACACCATAGTGAGTGTTCTCAGTGATAGGATTTGTAACTTTTACATATAGTCCTGACAAGATAGACAATTGGTTATTGATACCCAATGTCTTACCTTTAATCGTAGCGATGTCTGGAGTCTTTTTTAAATATGTATATATCCCTGATACAGCATCACTAAATCTATCTCTATCTGATTTCTTATCTGTAGATAGTTTTGTGAGTTTTAATTTTTTATATTCTTGTATAGGGAAGTCTACACCTAATGTTTCCAAGAATGCAATCATTTCTTCTGCAGTTTTTGGAACACTAGTAGGGAATGCATTTACATCAACTTTGTATATCTTATTGTCAAGTTTGATAAGTGATTTTCTATCCTTAGAAATTGTTTTCATTGTATCAAACCAAGTTCTTTCAACTTCTTTGCTAGCAGTAAACTGATTAGCAGGAGCTGTGAAAACCTCATCGTCCATTACATACTGAACAAGTGCTTCTGGTTTTTGTTTGGTGAATGTTTGATAAAACTCAATGAATAGTTTCCAATCTTCATCTTTGAAATTTTCAAAAGGAACATACCCATTCTCAACATCTCCACCTATGTTTTTATAGAATCTTACATACTCAGATTCTGCTTTTGCAAGTTCCAATAATCTTTTTTCTAACAACTTCACACTTGAAGTGTTAGATAGTTTATTCATCAAAGTGGCATACACTTTACTGAAAGGAACAAGTTTGAAACTTTTTAATTTTGCTGTTTCTAATCTCTTAGGCATCTCTAGCATACTACTGTTTTCCTGGTTCATTGGAACTGTTTGAGGAAGCGTAGATGCAATAAACTTAATTGCAAATGGAGCATTCTTTTTTGAATCTACAGAGAATGGCTCAGGTGCATATAATGTGCTGCTTGAGTTTTCATCATTGATGCTGGTAACTTCTTCAGCATTAATGTTGATACGCATTGGACGAAATGATTCTGTCAATCTTATAAACAATTGATTGAAACGTTCTTCTCCAAGTTGATCATACATTTTTTTCTGCTTGTACACATCTACCAATCTATCATAGATTTGTTGTCCTGTGATTTCTTTTATGTTGTACAATGCTTTTTTATCCTTACCAAATATATATCCTGAAGTATGAACTTTCATATCTTCAACTATTTCATACACTTGTGATTCTGTTAATCCAGGAATACGCATGTATGCAGGAGCTTGTTCTTTTACATTCTCAGGAAGCTTGTAGTCTTTAAACTTACCTTCATTAATTGCTTTGAATAAATCTTTTTTCAAAGAAGGTTTGCCTACAAACTTTTTAACAAACTCAATTATGTTTCTAAAGAATTTCAATACTCTTTCTGTTAGTGTTCTAGCAGGAAGTTTCCCTGCTTTGAATTCACCAAAGTCATCAGCATATCTTTCTTCTACTTGTTCGTCTGTAGCATCAGCATAGTTGATTTTCTTACCTGAAGCTCTATCTGTAAACTTACCAGACTTGTTTCTAAACTCTTGTGTAAGAGCTTCTCTCTGTTCAGGTGTAAGGAAGTTTCTCCATATAGCGTGAAAGAGCTCATGGTATGGTGCTGATCTTGGTCCAGCTTTGTAGAACTTAGCTACACCATCTTCGAACACACCAAATGCTTTCTCATTATCAAATGTGTTAACAAGATTTTCTAATATTTCTAATGGAATACCTTGAAGATTTTCTGCCTGCCATGCTTTTAATATTTCAACATCATTGCTGTCCATTACACCTTTCTTCAAATCACCATTAGCAACACGCATGTATGGATCATCAATAGACTCTATCTCATCTGTATCAAGAGGTTTATCATTAATAGGTGGTTGAACTTCTTTGCCTTCTAAAGCAGCTAGTTCTGCATCAAGTAATTTTTGAAGTCTATCAATTTCATTTAAAGTATCTTTTACAGCAGGGTTTTCAGGATCTTCTATATCTAATAATTCTTCTTTAGTATAATTATTTTCTTTTATTGATACATATATTTCACTTATTGGATTACCTTCTGCATCTTCATTGTAGACACCCCAAGAATCTACAGGGCTTTTAAATT